GTCCTAGAACTTGATAAAATTCTCGTTCGTCTGCTTCTGGGTTTGCTAGTGCATAATCAGCAATAGCTTGAGCATAGTCAGAATCAATAAACGCCTCTACTAGTTTAAAGTCTTCGGTTCCGTGCGGAAGCTTGCTCATGGTTAGTCGTTGGGGATGTAGTCTCTAAAGAAGAAAATAAAGTTGTAGCGCTTGCCTTCTTTTACTGGACGCACTCCATGTAGGTTTTCGGCATTACCCCGGAACATAATTAAATCGCCCTCTTCCAACTTAACTTCTAGACCGTGGTGTTGAAAGTAAAGTTCTCCGCCTTCGTAATCGCTATTCAACATAAGAATGCATGAGTAATGAAGCTCTACTTCTGGCTTACCTTCGTAGTGGTCCCCGTCGTCGTCGTGTGCGGGGTTCTCTGCACCAGTGTCCATGATGTTTCCGTACAGACGTTTCATGCCAAACTCGTGTTGAATTTCATAGTTTGACCTAAAAAACTTGTCTACCTTTTTTAAAACCATTCTTAGTGGCTGAAGAAATGGCTTTTCTTCTGTATTAAAAAGATCTAGAGGTACAGCGGCAAGCCTATATCCTGGGCGAAACTGGTCTTTTGTCGCGTACTTATCTATCCACTCTCTGTACGTAGCGCACTGAGAGGGAGTTAGTACGTTCTTTACTAACCTGTAAGGAAGTTTAGTTTCGGGCATGTAATTAATTCTACTATAGACTAGACGCATGAGAATCTTTGGCGTGAACGAGACCACTCATGACGCGGCAATAGCTGTCATTGATGGCGGGGAGATTCTGTTTGCTGGCCACGCTGAGCGTTACAGCAAGGAAAAGAATGACTGGTTCACAAACGATGAGCTTATAGCAGACGCCCTTACGTATGGCGGGTCGCCAGACAGGGTGGCGTATTACGAGAAGCGTTGGCTCAAGAGACAAAGAATTGCTAGACATGGCGGCTTTGGCGAGGGAAAGCCTTACTACAAAGAAACTATCTTGGGCAAGGTTCCAAGCAGAAGCTACAAGCATCACTACTCCCATGCGTGTGCTGGCTACTACACGTCCAATATGGTAGACGCCGCTATTGTCGTGCTAGACGCCATAGGCGAGTATGAAACTTCTACAATCTGGGTAGGAGAAGGCAAGAAGATTAAACAGCTGTACAGCCAAAAGTACCCGATGAGCTTTGGCTTGTTCTACTCTGCCTTCACCAAGTTGGTTGGTCTAAAGCCAAACGAAGAAGAGTACATCATGATGGGTATGGCTGCATATGGGAATGCAGACCGCTACTACCAAAAAGTTCGTGATTACTTTCCTGTATTCTCCCACCAGAAGTACAACTTCCACTCAGGGATTCACGACTGGGAGGAGCTTGTAGAGGGCCAAGCTAGGTTTGATATTGCGGCCGCAGTGCAGAAAGTATTTGAAGAGCGGCTCATCGAGTTCATGGGGATGGCAAAAGCTTTGACTGGTAAAGAAAATCTAGTCTTTATGGGAGGCTGTGCCCTAAACAGTAAAGCCAATACTCTGCTCTGGGACATGTTTAAGAACGTGTGGATTATGCCCAACCCTGGCGACGCTGGTTCGGCGTTAGGGGCTGCTGCTGCAATGTATGGCGACCACCTATATTGGAGGAGTCCCTATTTAGGACATGACTTGGGTGGCGAATATCCCGTAGACAAAATACTAAACGCCCTTATTGAAGACAAAATAGCACCAGTAGCTAACGGAAGAGCAGAGTATGGACCTAGGGCTCTTGGCAATCGCAGTATTCTTGCTGACCCTCGTGATCCTAATATTAAGGACAAAGTAAACCTAATTAAGAAGCGCGAACTGTTTAGACCATTTGCTCCAGTAGTTCTGGAAGAAGAAGCTCACAACTGGTTTGATATGAGGTACGCGTCTCCATATATGCAGTACACGCCTAGAGCTTTGAGACCAGAAATGATGCCAAGCGTTGTTCATGCTGACGGAACTTCTCGTGTTCAAACTGTCAATGAGTACGAACACTCTGGACTTTATGCTGTCTTAAAGAAGTGGCATAGCCTTACTGGAGTTCCTGTACTATTGAATACGAGCCTAAATATTAAAGGTCAGCCCATCTTGAACGACGAAGCAGACGTTAAAGCTTGGGAAGAGCACTATAAGAAAGGCATCATAAGATGATTGTTCTTTACTACCTAGAAAGAGTGTACTTAAAAATTAAGTACTGGTTGTTTCCCAAAAAAAGACCGAAGAAAGATTTTATTTACTAATGGACTCCTCTGAATACCAAAATCCAGTTTTTAATGCGGACAATCGACATCTACCAAAAATATTTGATGTTTTACAGAATCAAATAACGATTCAGGAGTCAGAGCACCTATTAGAGTTTATAAGCACTAAGTTCCCAGAATCTGAAGAAGAAATTACCGAAACAAGTTCCGTAATAAAGCTTCTAAACAGGCCAGACAATTGGGACTCTTTTGGTGTAATTGAAAAGATTTATGGTATTGCTAGACAGCACATAATGGATACTTACTGGATGGTTGGTAATCTTGAGCCTAGACACTTTTTAATCTTAAAAACTGAAGATGCTCAGAATTATGAAGAACTTTATGGCGACTTTGATGCAAATGGAGAAACTGTCTATACCGCTGTAGTTACCCCATCTTTGCCAGAGTCTTACTTTCAGGGAGAAACTCGATACACAGTTAATGGAAACGGGTTTCAACCTAATTCATTGGACATAGTTATTCATAGAAATGAAGAATTAAATAGCTGGGAAATTACTGATGTCACTAAGGGCGTTAGATATGACCTAGTTTTGGTCTTTCAAGAGCCTACTCAGAGGGTTTCTTATGACTTTGAGATTGAACAGACCGTCGATGACGGTGTTGAGTATTAGCTAAGTGTCACTGGGACAAATGTTGTCATAGAGACCCTGTACCCAGATTCAATTGGTAAAACTTCGTGCATCACATCGGAGGGAATCATTAGCATTCTATTAGCAACTGGCTTTAATGTTATGTCGTGATCGTTAAAGTACAGATCTCCGCCCGAGTAGTTTCTTGAAAAACCAGCGTAAAAAACAAGTCCGTAATCATAGCAATCTAAATGCTTGCTTATTTTATCTCCCTTGGGCAAATAGTGAAGAGTGTTGAACTCATAGTGCTCGATATTAAAAACGCTGCTTGGATAAATTTTGGACATATATTCATCGACGGCTTCAAAAGATTTCTTGTAGACCCTCTCGGAAATTCTACGATAGACGTTCGGGTACAAATCTAGAGAAAAGTTGCGTGCCCTCCACTCGTTGGCGTGCTCTTCTTGTCGATCTTTTCCAGGGTCTTGTTCCATAGAAAGGTCGTCTTTGTCTACTAAATTTAGCTGAAAGTTGTGTTTCTTTGACCAAAATGCAAGGTTATATAAGTCTTTGCAGTCAGTAGGGTCTAAGAAGTTATCAAAGATGCCAACGTTTGGCCCCTCTAAAATAGTGAAATCCATACCTATATTATACTTTAGGGATGGACTCTCCAAATAAGGCCCTTTTATATGCACGTGTATCAACGCAGATGCAGGTGGAGGATGGAGTCTCCCTAGGTGCGCAGGAGAGACAGCTGATTCAGGCAGCTGAGATGTATGGGTTCACTGAGCACGAGGTTGTGCTGGAAGAAGGCCGCTCTGGTAAGAATGTGTCTGGGCGACCAAAATTAATAGACGCCCTTAATCAGTTAGACAAAGGGGAGGCAGGGGCACTAATTGTAACCAGGATTGATAGGTTGGCTAGGTCAACCAAAGACTTCCTGGATATTGTGGACAGGGCTGGTAAGAATGAGTGGCGACTGATTATGCTGGACCTAAACCTAGACACGTCTACTTATCAGGGGAGATTTGTGGTGACAATCATGTCGGCGCTCGCTGAAATGGAGCGAGGGATTATCGCTGAGCGTGCAAAAGATATCCACAAAGACCGTCGTGAGCAGGGTGTAGTGTGGGGGAAAGACATGGGGCCAAGACCTATGTATCCGCCACAGGTTAGGGAGCAACTTTTGATTCACAGGAGGAAAGGAATGTCTTTCCAGGCAATTGCCGA